GCAGTTGGTTGCCCGCGGCTACACCCCAGAGCAGGCTCAGGGCGTGTTTGAGCGGGTCGGTCAGTTGGCTGGCTTGTATCAGGAGATGGGGGGCGAGGAGGCGTTGACTGAGGCTCAGAAGGTTGGTGCCGCGTTCGGCTACGACGTCCAGGCTCAGACTGCTTTGGAGCGCCGTCAACGTCAACGTCTCGCAGAGTTCGAGGCTGGCGGACAGTTCGCCCGCACGACAGGCGCAACATCTGGCACCGTTGAAACGGGCGTCGGGATGGCTCAGTAGGGTACTTGACATACCCACATCAGTGTGTGCTACAGTCAGTCTGTCATAACGACAACAGCCATCAGGAACCTCCAACCTGGTGTGGGTAAAGGAGTGAGCCAATGTCCAACGTCCACGAGTTCGAAGACGAAACTGGCGACGAGGCACCGAAAGACCCAGTGCGGGCACGGATGCGTCAACTCGAAAAAGAGTTGAAAGCAAAAGAGCAGGCACTAGCCGAAGCGGACGCCATCAGACGCGAAAACGCGTTCATGAAAGCGGGCATCCCAATGGATAACCCGATGGCGAAATACTTCGTAAAAGGGTACGACGGTGAAATCTCCCCTGAGGCGATTAGGTCAGCGGCGGAAGAAGCCCAACTCATTGCGAAGGCTGCAGAGAACGCGCAAGCGAAATCTGAAGCCGATGCCTGGAACCGCATTACGCGGGCACAGCGCGCTGGTGAGACAAGCGAACCCGTTGTTGACTGGAACACCAAGTTGAACCAGGCTCGCAACGAGCAAGAGGTCATGCAGATTTTGGCTCAAGCAAGACAAGAAGCACAAAACACCTAGCCCGCTGGACTCCCGTCCTGTCGGGAGAAAGAAATAACAGGCAATGACCAAAACACAGACAACGGACCTGCTCACAGACCAGGTTGCGTTTGACAGGATTGCGTATTTCGCACTCCGTAGCGAACTTTTGTTCGACGCGGTTGCAGACGTTATGCCAGTCGCACAAGCAATGCCAGGTTCGAGCGTGAAGTTCACCATCTTCAACGACCTCGATGAAAAGACGGCAACCCTGACTGAAGACACCGACGTGACCCCAGTGGTCATGGGTGACAGCCAAGTTGAAGTGACCCTGTCGGAGTACGGCAACGCCGTGAACACGACCGCCAAGTTGCGCGGCACGTCGTTCCTCGACGTCGACTCGGCTGCAGCCAACCTTGTTGGTTACAACGCTGGTATCTCCATCGACGGCGTCATCCGTGACGTTCTCGCCGCAGGCACCAACGTCGTCTACGGTTCGGGTGGCGCAAGCCAGCCGTCAAGCCGTGCGACGGTTGGTAGCGATGACGACATCAAGGCGAACGACGTTCGCAAGGTTGTCGCCGCGCTCCGCAAGGCAAACGCCGTTTCTTTCAACGGCATGTACATGGGCTACATCCACCCCGACGTGTCATACGACCTCCGTTCGGAGACTGGTGTGGCTTCGTGGCGTGACCCGCACGTGTACAGCGACCCAGCCAACATCTACAACGGCGAAATCGGAGCCTTCGAAGGTGTGCGTTTCATTGAGACGCCGCGTGCGAAGGTGTTCACCGACGCTTCGGATGGCTCAGGCTCATCGACGGGTTCTTCGGCAACGGTGGACGTGTACTGCACGCACATCGCAGGTCGTCAAGCCCTGGCGAAGGCGCACAGCATCGTGGACGGAAACGGTGCGTTCCCACGCGTCGTTCGCGGTCCAGTGGTGGACGTGCTCCAGCGCTTCCAGCCTGTCGGTTGGTACTGGCTCGGCGGTTACGCACGATTCCGTGAGGCTTCGCTGCGTCGCATCGAGTCGGCTTCCAGCCTCGGCTCCTGAACTAACTAACTAGTTCAGACAAGTTGTGTCGGGGGGCGGGGTTTCCTCCCCTGCCCCGCTCCCCGCACTTCTGCTATCCTTTCGTGCGAGGTAACTGATGTCGATTTCAAACTATGCTGAAAACAAGTTGCTTGACACGCTCCGAGCACAATCATTCTCGGTGAGCAACGTCTACGTAAAACTTCACACGGGAGACCCTGGCGAAGAGGGCACGAGCAACGCCGCCACAGAAACAACTCGTGAAGAAGTAACGTTCAACGCAGCCTCATCTGGCTCCATGGCTGCCTCTGCAACCGTTGAATGGACGAACGTTTCAACGACTGAAACGTATTCGCATTTCTCGCTGTGGGACAACTCCACTGCAGGCAACTGTTTGTGGACTGGTGCGCTTTCTTCTTCGGCTGCCGTCACTGCTGGTGACACTTTCCAAATCACTTCGCTGACGCTCAGCCTCGATTGAGGTGAGGTAGCCGCATGGCTACTGGCGTCACCGACTTCACGTTCGGTTTCAAGGACACTCCTGGTTTCAGGGAGTTCGCCGAGGTGCCGAACTTTACGGCACGCAAGGTTATCTATTTCGCGTCCCCGTTCAAAGCGACGCAAGGGTTTTATCGCGGGCTTGTCGTCGTTGCCCGTACAGCCTCCGCGTCAGGTACAGGGTCAAGTGCAGCGTCAGGGTTGCATGTATCTCTACGCACAGCGACAGGTTCAGGGACAGGTTCATCAGCGACCGTTACTGTGCTCACCGCGAAACGGACGGCAACCGCGGCTGGCACGGGCACATCAACCGCCGAAGGTGAACGTGTCGTACCTAGGTCTGCTACAGCCAGTGGTCAGGGAACCACTGCGGGTGGTGCTGTCGGGTTGCACATTGCGCCTCGTACTGCCACAGGGTCAGGTACGGGAACCGCTACCGCTTCGGCTACCACTATCCGTGCTTACACCGCCACTGGCAGTGGTCAAGGTGCTGAGACGGCTATTGGTCTTCGAATCGTTCCACGCACTGCCACCGCCTCAGGCACAGGGTCGGCGACTGCGGATGCCGAGGTTACGCGGGCACGCACCGCCACCGCCACAGGTGTCGGGTCGTCGTCTTGCAGTGGGCTTCACATTGCACCCCGCACCGCGACCGCATCGGGTGTCGGTTCGTCAACCATCGTTTCTTTTGCCACCAAGTTCCGCACCGCCACCGCATCAGGAACAGGCAGCCAAACGTGTTTCGGGGTGCGTGTCGCGTTCCGCACCGCTACCGCATCGGGTACTGGCAGCCAGTCGGCTACCCAAGTCAAGTTGCTGCTGTTCAAGACTCCGAATCGGACCGAGATTCGGGCAGCGAACTGGCGTGGCGGCGACCTCGCCAACCGCCTGTTCCGTCACGCACAACCCACCCTTGCAGGCGTCAACGTCTACAAACTGGTTGACGGCACATTCACCGAAATCGAACAGCGTGACTACGACCTGATTAGCAAGGTGTACCACGGCGGCACGAAGAACTTTGTTACCCAAACAGAGAAGGATGATTTGGTTGCGGCAGGGTATGGTGAGTACGTAACATGAGCATCTTTAGACCCCCGACCGACGACTTCATGGTTTTAGGTATTCCGCCGAAGGAGTTTGATTCACAAGAGGTGCGGCTGGCGTACAGCCTGTTTCGTCACTTTGATGCTGAGCCTCGCGGCAGGAACGTCTTCAAACTTGTTGACGGCACGTTCACAGAGAATGAACCGAACGACAATACGACTATTGCCCGCACCTACTTCGGCGGGTCAGATAACGAGGTGTCCGCGACGGAGGTTGCCGAGTTGACAGCCGCAGGGTACGGCGCGTACATTAGTTAGAGGCTTATGAAACATAGGGAGACGCATCCAAACCTCGACGTTGAAGGCTGTTTCGCGTGCCGCATCTCACATGTAGCCGTGTCCGCATCCGCAACCCCGACACGCCGCGAAGTATCGAACCTGAACTCTAAAGAGAAAGCGTGGAGTAAGGACATGGATGCCTACAAACGGATACGGAAATCTGGTGGGCAGCCGACACAGATTGACGGGTCGGCGCGCTTGGAGAAAACCGCTGACTGATGCGGCTCACCATCTACATTCCGACGTTTCAACGACCAGAGTTACGAACCTGTCTTGATTCAATCCTGCCGCAGTTGACCGACGACTGCCGCCTCATCGTTTCCGACAACGACCCGCAACAATCCGCCAGACCGTTATGTCAAGACCATCGCATCTTGTACATCTACAACCATTTGAACGTCGGCGCGGACGCCAACTGTTTGCGCGGCATCACATCGGCTTCAACGGAATACGTGTGGGTGTTAGGTGACGACGACATCGTGCTTCCAGGTGCGATAGAAGCGACATTGGACATGTTGCAGGGGCAGGACCGAATCATTCATGTGGGTGAACGTCACGGCGAAGTGACCTTCGGATTTGATGGGACGACGGCACAGTGGATGGATTCACTTACCGACAAATCCATGATTGTTGCATCAACGTTGTGTTCAGTGAATGTGTGGCGTGTACAGGCTCTCAGTTTGTATGACGGGATTCGTGGGCTTGATACACGCAACGTGTTGTGTTGGGCTGGGATGCACACCAAAACGGTGAGGGTTGCAAACCAACCGTATGTTGCCGTTGGCTGCAATCACCCGTTCCCATTTCCAGAGTTCGGGAACTCGATGGACAGGTATCTGCTCGGATACAGAAACTCTGCTGGCACCTCGTCGCGGTTCACGATGCGTGAAGCGAACCATTGGAACTACACGAGCGCATGAACGAAATCTTCCATTCGGGGGCATGGCTCAACAAACCGAAACTCAACGTGTACACGGGCGGAACGTTCGACTTGTTTCACTATGGTCATGTCAATCTGTTGCGTCAATGCCGCGAAATAGCCAACGGTGGACGGGTCACTGTCGCGTTGAACACCGACGAGTTTTCCAACTCTTACAAGCAGCCTACCGTGATGACGTTGGCTGAACGAACGGAAGTCGTGCGAGCCTGCCGTTACGTTGATGAAGTTATCGTCAACTTGGGTGGCGCAGATTCCAAACCTGCGATTCTGTCCGTCATGCCAAACGTCATCATCGTCGGTGACGATTGGGCATCAAAGGACTACCACCGCCAAATGGGATTCAGCACAGAATGGTTGACCCGCTACAACATACAGGTTGCTTTCGTGCCGTACACCACGTCGATTTCCACTACACAGATTCGGGCGAGACTGCAATGAACCATCAGCACTGGTTCGGGTTGACTGACGGCAGGTTCGGTTACGGGTCAATGGTGAACGGGTTCTTGAACAGTGTCCCTCGCAGCGTAACCCTGAACCCTCGTGCTTCTACCGCTATCCACATGGGTGTCCCGTTCGCCTGCAAAGGATTCTTGGACGGTCAATGGAAGGTGAACTTTACGATGTGGGAAACCGATGAACTGCATCACAGGTTCATTCCGTGGGTGCCCCAATACGACCAGATAATCGTTCCGTGTGAACACAACGTTGAGGTGTTCAGTCGCCATCACAGGAATGTTTCGTATGTGCCGTTGGGGGTGGATGGCAAGATTTGGAAACCTGTCCCGCAGCCCGCAAACCAACGGTTCAGGATTCATGGTGGCGGTTCACTATGGAAACGGAAAGGGTTGGACATCCTCGTAGAAGCGTGTCGACTCCTGAGGTTTGACCACGAGTTACACATCAAACTTGCGCCCCATGCCCGCGATAACCCGCCACTAGACAAGATGCCCGAAGTCGTGTTTCATCGCGAATGGATGAGCATGGACAACCAACTAGCGTTCTTCAACCAAGCCGACCTGTGGGTAGCCCCAGCCAGAGGTGAAGGGTTCGGTCTTATTCCGTTGCAAGCCATCGCCTGCGCCAAACCGACAATCATTACCGCCACATCGGGGCAGGCACAGTTCGCCCATCACGCCGCCCATGTCGTGTCCCATAAGCCTGCGCCGTCTGGCGGTCCTGGGCGTTGGGACGAATCCGACCCCCGTGAACTTGCCGAGGCGATAACGGACTGCTACAAGAATCTCTCACGTTGGCAGGCTGAGGCGGCAGCGAAACGGGATGCGGCAGTCAAAGAGTTCTCATGGGTGAACGCGTCCCGTGCCCTAGCCGCTGCGGTACCAGCAGGTGAACTGTTGGAGGATGCCAAGTTCGTGCCGTTGGATGCCAAAATACGGTTCACCGTCAACCGCCCCGTGGAATCGTCAATCAACACCACGACCTACAAGTTCGTGCCGAATCAGGAGTATGTTGAATCTGAGGGCGTGTTTGAGGTATTATGGCACGCAGGATACATAGAAAGGCACCTATTGTGAAGAAACAGTTTTGGGACAAGAAGAACCCGAAGAAGAAATCTAAGCCGCTGACCAGCGGGCAGAAGAAGGCTGCGAAAGCACGGGCAGCGAAATCGGGTCGCCCGTACCCGAACCTCGTGGATAACGCGTGGGCTTCCCGTCGTGGCTAAAACCGCCGCGTGGCAACGCAAAGAAGGCAAGAATCCTTCTGGTGGTTTGAACGCTAAAGGTCGAGCGTCTGCGAAACGTCAGGGGATGAATCTGAAGCCACCCGTGTCGGCTGCTCAGGCTAAGAAATCTCCGAAGGCTGCTGCCCGACGCAAATCATTCTGTGCCCGCATGTCGGGGATGCCAGGTCCAATGAAAGATAAGAAGGGTCGCCCTACCCGCAAGGCTTTGGCTTTGCGGAAGTGGGACTGCTAGTCTGAACCCACACGAACAGGAGAACATTATGCCGAAAGTTGGAAAGAAAGAGTTTCCTTACACGAAGAAGGGTAAGGCTGACGCGAAGGCTTACGCCAAGAAGATGAAGCGCGGCAAGAAGTAATGCCGTTGCCGAAGAACAAGAAGTCATCTGTGAAGGGCGCTCCTGCTAAGGAGTATCGTCCTGCACCGAAGGCGAAGAAAGGCAAGCGCACTCGCAAGAGTTCTGCGCGAGCGCAGGCTGGTTCGTTCCCTGGCTACGGAGGGTACACCTACTAGATGACTACGGTTGCGACGGTCCTGAACAGGGCGTCGCGTCAGATGTTGGCAGGGGTCGTTGAAGAACGCAACAAGTTGGCGTCGAGCCTCAATGATAGTGCGACGAGTGTCGTTCTGTCTTATGACCTTGGCGGCTTTCGTGCTGGTTCTGTATTCGAAATCGAGTCAGAACTTTTTTACGTTTGGGAAGCCAACACTGCGTCGAAGACGCTCACCGTGGAGCGAGGGTTCAACGGAACGACCGCTGCGGCTCACTCAGCCAACGTACTTGCTACGCTCAGTCCGCGTTTTCCGCGGGCGCAAATGTTCGACGCCGTCAACGGAGAACTAGACGACCTGTCCTCAACGATGAACGGATTGTTCCGTGTCGTCACCGTCGACCTCACCTACAACGGGTCGGACCGTCAAATCAACATCACGTCATCGGGTACGATTATCGAGTTGTTGGATGCGCGTCTACGGTATTTGGCTGACGACCATCCCGTGCTTAATGTTGTTCGTTTGCAGACTGGTTTGCCGACCAGCGACTTCGCTTCGGGGAACACTCTCGTTTTCGATGAGCCTGTGATGGCTGGCACGGTGCGTGTGCGTTACAAGGCACCATTCGTTAGCGCCACCGCAGAATCATCGGACTTGACCACCAACTGTTTCCTGCCGACGACGTGTGACGACATCGTCGAAACGGGTGTCATTCTGCGGATGATGAACGGACGCGAAATCAAACGCAACTTCATTGAGGCGCAGTCGGATACGCGTCGCGCCGATGAGGTGCCACCTGGCGCTACCCGTGATTCTATTTCCAACCTTGCACGCTTGCGCCGCGAACGTATCATCGCGGAAGCGGCACGCTTGAAGGCGCAGTACCCAATCAAGTTCAGGAAGTAGCCAATGGCTACTCTTACGAGTTTCAAGGCGCCGTTCAAACCAGCGTCCGCGTTCTACACGGGGACTGGCGCATCCCAGTTGGTGCCCGACGTTTACCCCGTCGCCATCAACGGTCGCCCGTACATGTTGGACATGGCGTCGAACGCCTTCACCCGACAGTACGATGCGCGTGTCCGTGACTCGGTTGACCAATCAACGGAACCAGGTGAGGGTGCCATCAACCCGCAGGGCTTGTGGCGGCGCAGCCAGTCGTCGTGGCATTACGGTGCAGGTCAAGAGTATTCGGACACGTCGGATGCCGAGGCGTTCCGTTTCAATACCTCTAAAGGTGTCAACGTGTGGGAAAGGGGAACGCTGACGCTGCTGCCTGATACGTCGCAGGTGTTGTCGTCTGCGAACAGCAACTTGCACATGGTGACGGCTGATACGCGCCTGTATTTGTCAGACGGGCAGAACGTCAAATTCACCACTGACCTTTCGACGTTCACGACGGTGACTGGTACGGCGGCATCGAACATCTATTCGTTGGCATCCGACGGGTATCACGTGTTCTATTCGTACGCCAACGGCGACATTGACCAAACAAACGCTGGTACGGGTGCGTCGTCGGCGTACATTACGGGCATTGAAGCAGGGAAGATGGGCTATGTGAAGGGTCGTCTGATGGTCGGGGGGCAGGCTGCCGACAAACACAAACTGTGGAACATCACCACAAGCCCCACTTCGTCTGCCAACAATCCCTCGGCGTTGTACACGCACCCCAACAGCAACTTTGAGTGGGTCGGATTTGCGGCTGGGCAGAACCAAATCTATTGTGCGGGTTTTGCGGGCAACAAGAGTTTTGTGTACAAGACAGCGGTGCAGGCGGATGGTACTTCGTTGGAGATTCCGACAGTGGCAGCCGAGTTGCCGTTGGGTGAAATCATCACCGCAATCCACGGCTACCTCGGCTATGTGGTCATCGGGTTGAAGGACGGGTTCCGTTTCTGTTCGACGGATGGCGACGGGAACCTGGTGGTTGGTCCCAAGATTGTGTTGGGTTCGCAAGTTGATGAGTTCGCTGGTATCGGGCAGTACATCTATTTCTCGTACAAGAACTTTGATGCAACCTCGACGGGTATTGGACGTATGGACATCTCGGTGTTCATCTCCACGAACCAGCCTGCGTACGCTTCGGATTTGATGGTGACGGGTCAGGGGGCAATCCCTGATGTGCATGAGTTCAATAATCAGCCTGTGTTCACGGTGGCAGGGTTGGGGTTGTACAAGCAGCACGCCACCGACCTCGTCACCTCAGGCACCCTCACCTCAGGTATCTACCGTTGGGGTGTCCCAGACGCCAAGTTCGTCCCCAAGATTGACCTACGAACCTATCCTCTCGTCGGCTCGGTCACCATGTCGATTGCTTCCGACAACGGCTCCTATTACGACTTCCCGACGTTTTCCACTGTCGACGCCAAAGAAAAGACGTTCGACGGGTTGGAAGGGAAAGTGTTCGAAGCCGAAATCAAACTGACCCTCACCCGCGCCACCGCGACGACAGGTCCGACGGTGACCCGTTGGATGGCTCGCGCCTATGCCGCCCCGCTACGGTCCCAAATCTTCTCCGTCCCCCTCCTCATGCACCACAAGTTGAGCATAAACGGGCGGGAGTATTGGCAGGATGTGGACGAGGAAATGAACCTGCTGCGGGACTTGGTGGACTCCCCCCGTATCGTGTCTTATCAAGAGAACACGGATACGTTTTCGGTGGTCGTGGAGAACGTCCAGTGGCAGGCACGTCAAATCGTGACCGCTCATAACCAGAACGATTATGAGGGTAGTGCTATCGTCGTTATGCGGTCAGTCCGCTAGTGCTATGATGAGGTTCCGATGGCAGCAGTAACACGCAGACAGTACAAGGGTGCGGCGGCGCAGACGACGATTACTAACTCGTTGGGTGCGGGCGACACGACCATCACCATCGCAGCGACAACTGGTTACGGTGACGGCGCAACCCCGTACTATGTCGTCATTTCTCCTGGGACTTCCAGCGAAGAAAAGTGTCTCGCCACACGTTCGGGTTCCACCCTCACCCTCACACGGGCGCAGGATGACACGACCGCCCAGTCTCATGCAAACGGCGCAACCATCTACCCCGTGTATTCGGCGGATGATGCCGATGAAGCAAACTTTTTGGCGTCGCGTTATACGACGAAGGGTGACCTTGTTGCGTTCAATGGGACGGATGTGGCGCGTCTCGGTGTGGGGACGAACGATTACGTGTTGACGGCTGATTCGGGGGAGTCCACTGGGCTAAAGTGGGCTGCGGTTAGTGCCCCAACCGAGGAGTCCGACCAGTTCATTCTCGCTAATCAAATCTTCGGCTAACATAGGAGCATCATGGCAACGTTCAGCAAAATCCCACTCAGCGGTTCAACCAACGGTCGCGGTATTCACCTTGATGATGACGCAACCCCAGGAAAAACGATTCACACTGGCTCCACAAA